GGTGACGATAGAGAGTTAACAAAATGACCAATCCCTTAGCGCTAGCGGACAGTATTTCGGTAACTATTTTTGGTCCAGCAGAACCGCAGGGTTCTATGAAGGCATTCTTACCTAAGGGCTGGACTAGGCCAATAGTGACTAGCGATAACAAGGATTTAAAATCTTACCGTCAAGAGGTTTCGAAGGCTGCCCTAGCAGAGCGCGCAAGAATAGGTTTTTATGAAGTAATGTTTATTAAGCATAGTCCGGTTCAAATGGTGGCTAAGTTTTATTTTGCGAAGCCGGAATCAGTCTCGAAAAAGAGAACCGCGCCTACGGTAAAGCCAGATATAGATAAACTTTGCCGTGCAATTTTCGACGCTTTTACTGGAATTATTTATGTTGATGACGCGCAGATTGTTTCGATCAAGGCAGAAAAATTCTACGGACTGCCGGAAAGGGTAGAGGTAACAGTAAGCGGGAAAGTAGTAGAGACTCCGCAATCTCTGTTCGTGCAAGCCGATGAAACATTCTAAAAATTACTCTCCCGATACCAGTCTTACCGCAAGACTACCAGAGCGCCATCTAGTAGAAGTCCCATGCTTTAACGATGACGAAGAGCCGGATTACTGCTCGAAATACTCAAAGGCTATTCTGTGAAGAAATTTTCAGAGTATTTGCAGTTAACAATCAAGCTAGGAGAGGCCGCACTACTGATTGCCTTGGTTATCCTATGCGTGAGGCTATCGAGCGCTTTAAAGGGCATTAGCGCCTCAGGGCAGGCCATCTCAGAGCTAGCCCGCAATACCGATAAGCAGCTAAACGGAACTGCTGCACAGCACGGAACGGACGGTGCAATATTTTCTCTCAAGAAGGCCGTGGACGATGTAAGGGCTGGAGCGGTAAAAGTATCGCGCCAGGAAACGCAGTACTATTCCACCCTGAAGACAGACACGGATGAAGTAGTAAGTAGAGTAAACGGGAATATGGATGAGTTGCGGTCTACTCTGGCATCTGTAAATAAATCGCAAGAGCAAATCGCAAACGATGCGCACGAAACATTCCTGAATGCGAACGCGGCAATTTCAAGGCTGCCATATCTGGTAGATCAAAGCACGAGTACTCTGCATTCAGCACAGGTATTGTTTGATGATCCAAGCATCCCGCTAACGTTCAGGCATCTCGAATCAACGTCTGGCCATTTTGATGCAATGGCGAATGATGCGCAGTTAGGTTTTCACAAGTGGCTCAATCCTTCCAAGAAAGCAATTGTATGGGGCTATGTTTGGAAAGGGTCTTTGGTCTGGGGTTCTCGATTCGTACCGTAAAAATTAAAGGAGAAACAAATGGGTAAGTTTTTCAAAAGTATTGGCGGATTCTTCGCAAAACTGTTTTCACACGCACCAAGCTGGAGCCAGACGGCGAGTACGACATTGACGCTAGCAACTCCGATGTTGAATACGTTTTTACAGCTCACTGCGGGCCAGGAAGTAGCAAACGAAACATTGAACGTCATCGGAGAAATCAAGAGCGATCTTGCAGCCGTAGCGACATGGCTAAGTCAATCACACGATTCAGCAGACCCGAGCGTAGTCGCACAAATCAGGGCAACGCTTACGGCGGTCAATACGAATCTGGCCGCATTGCTTCAGGCTGGACATATCAAGAATCCAGACACCTTGAGCAAGGTGACGATGGCCGTCAATGCTTTCACTGGTGAAATCTCCGCGATCCTTGATGTTCTGCCAAAAACTGCCGCGTAATACCTGCCAAAAAATCTCTTCATTGAAGGCCAGATGCAATCATTTTCTGGCCTTTTCTTTTTGTTGACAAAGTTATCAAAATAAATGATAATTTCAAGCATCATGATTGCAATGGAAGCTCACATATACGCGTATTATCTGCATCTAGCCAAGGGCAGAATGAGCGATGCGGCGAGACTGATGGGAATTAACCCCAATACGTTCACGAGAAAAGCGCACCTTTACACAGTGGAATTTCGCAACTTCAGAGGTGCTATGTGTGAGTGCAGGAGAGGCGAGAAAACAGGAACCAGATGTAAGATATGTGCCGAGAAAAATAGAATAGCAGCTAGAAACAGGTATCACGTTCGCAAAGGTAAACAGGAAGCTCCTCCGAAAGATAATGTAGGCAAGACCGCTAAAATGCTCTTTCTTTCGGCCAAAATGAGCGCATTGCAAAGATTTATGCAGTTATCAAAATAACTGTTGCGGTTCACCTCTGCGCATGCTATAAAAGACCTCGCCATGATAACTAATTCAAGAGACGGAAGCATAGTGGAGATGAAGGCAAGAGGTATGACCTATGATGCGATAGCAAAAATTATGGGAGTTACTCGTCAGAGGGTCCAGCAAATATTGCGCCCAGGTCCACTTGTTTTGTTTGCTATTAAACAGAGGGCGCGGGGCAGATGCGAAAAATGCAGCAAGCCAATAAGTACAGGACATATTCACCATATCAGGTATGGAATAGAAGAATCTAACCCAAAGAATTTCCTTTATTTATGCCCATCGTGCCACTGCAAAGAAACTCAAATCCGCCCGCTATCCCTCAGGGTAAATATTACTAAGCATCAAACCATTAATTTCGCCAGTCTTAAAGTTAACGGAATTTCTCCTAATTCAAACATGATTTTGTATTTATCTCTCTGCGCAATCATGGCGGACAGGTTCTCGGTAGTTGAGATTAAAAGAATCATAAAAATTGTTACCAATAAATTAAACAAAGATTTTAGAAAATCACAAGGAAGGTAAAAATCATGACACGTCCAGAAGCAATTCAGCACACTCGGGAAAGATGGAACCGGATGGGTATAAGAGAAGATCAAGCCCCGCTAACGTTCGAGAGCGATGTTAATACGATCATGGGATGTATGTGTGTGCGCCTGTTTTTCAGCGAGAGCGCTCCGCACAGCGTAGCGTGTCCCTGCTACGTCCCTCCAGCAAATCCAGAATTGAATCAAAAACTCAACGCTGAGCTGAATGAGCAATTCAGGAATGGGACACTCGATACAAGGTTCGATGGATATGACGCATGAAACTAGCCATCAAGTTCGCTCTTGTAGTGTGCATTGGTTTCATCGGTGCATGCTTCCACAAAATCAAACGTAACCGCCGTGAGTTGCCGGACGATCACTTTGTATGAGCGCAAAGATTTATCAATTCAAATCAGTATCGTATGATGCGAATCTTGCAAAGGCCAAAGATAGTAACCATTACTATCGGGGCTCACGATGGGCAGAAGCGCATATCATGGCGCACTTCCCGAACAGGCGCAAAGACGGCACGTACATCAACGGGCCGGAAACAAACGAAACCATAATGGTAATCAAGGCCATAGGCATTGGCTTTGTGATTGGAGCAAGTCTGTTCGCCGGGTACTGGATTGCGCGTCTTGTCTTACCGTAATACTTTTGTAATTGCCATTGGTTTGATAACTACCTATAATCTAGCCTATGGCGAAGACTGAAGAGATAAAAGTAAAACGCAGACCGGGAAGGCCAAAGGAATCATTCAAGGACAACACGGCAAAGGCGCAACAATTTGGATTCAAACTGAAACGCTATCGGGCTGCGCAAGGAATAACTCAGGAGCAAATGGGTAGGCTCATGCGGGTAAACGGGGACGCAGTGCCGAGCAAGATCGTAATAGCGCGATGGGAAGCGGGGAAACACGCTCCGCAACGTCGATACGTGGACAAACTTGAACAATTGATTAAGGCCAGCATCGCTTAAACCATAGCGCAATCGCGCATAAATGCCCTCAGTGAGGCCGATAGGGAGTAAACGCCATGGATGGACATACAGCACAAATCGAAGGCTTAAAACAGCTTGATAACTCCGAATACAAGCTATTTGTAGGCGGAAGAACCAATTGGGGTAAGCGATGGTTGATGAACGCTCAACTAGTGCAAGCTGTTTACGGGGGAGAATCGGTACTTATCCGCAAAGGCAATCAATCCATCGGCATTATTCCTCACGGTGATTATGTTGAAATAAAAATCACGGAGCACAAAGGCAAAGCTTTGTGAAAGCTATGTGTTCAAACTGCGGGAACCATCCGGCCCTAGTAAAACTTTCAGGGCGAATGGTAACTGCTCAGAAGCATGATTTGTGCCAGAGATGTTTCAGAGCAGGGAATAATAGTAGACGAAATGAAGCAGAGAAAACCGCTCAGGAAAATATCCGTCAAGCGAATGAAGATGTTGCAAGAGGCGAATGGGAAATTTTTTTATTCTCATAACAGCACAATCAGGAGAAAACCATGCGATGCCACCAATGCGGTAGAGAAATTTTCCCAACATACTGCGCCATCTATCAGGGGTTTAAATTCTGCCGAAACAATTCGGAAGAATCCACCTGTCTTGATGAATTCAGGAGTAAGACGGCAAAGTCCTTGCGATGCGATGAATGCGGAAAAGAAACAGGAATCACGGAGTCCCCAAACGTTTACGGATTTGTCTTCTGCAACCCGCTCAACGTACCGATTGAAGAGGAGTGCTGCCAGGACATCTTCGAGCGCAAACTTTGGGAACAAGCGCAAGCCAGTAAGAAAGCAAAGCAAAAAGCAGCAAGCGAGACTACGGAAATTAGCATCAATCAGAGCGAATTGGTGGCAGGAGTCGATTACAAAATCCCGTCCCTTACTGTGCGGAGTATGCGATGAAGAAATCAGGTTCTTCGATGATTTAGATAGCGATCACATCGAACCTGGACATGGAAAGTCTGACAGTGAGACTAATTTGCAGCCTGCCCACAAAATATGCAATCAGTTAAAAGGCAGCAGAAGGAATTTCAAGATCGTGCGCGGAGATAGAAACTGGAAACTTATACACGGATTGTTGTAAATAAAAAAGGAGATAAAAACAATGAAGCGTACATTACTTTGCACACTGCTAATGTTGACAAGCGTTCTGGTTCTGGGAGCTTCTGAGCACAATAGGTTGAATCTAGTCTCTCCAGGGGTAACTTGTGATTGTCCTCCAAATTGTTTTACCGATCTTAGGGGGATATGCTGGTGTCCGGCAGGGGGAGAAGCTAAACAGTGAGCGGGCAGGAAATAAGAGAAACGACAACGTACACACTGCAAGTGACGGGCGAAACAATAAGTCTGCATGATATTTACTGTCCATGCGATAGGTGTGTGCAGTATCGAGAAGCCGAAGCAATCAATAGGAGTAATTGACATGAGCGCGATACAGAAGTTTCTAGCAATTAACGCAAGCGATGAGCAGGTAATTTCATTGCTTGAACGGGCAAAGAATGGGAGCATAAGGTTTTCTTCATGCCTCTGCATCACCGGCAGTCTTACCGCAAGACATCCCGATGAGATTACTTTTTGCGAACAAAGCACGGAGCACCTAGAAGCAGCGAGAGCATTGCCGTTCGCCCTAGCCGCTGAAAATGAATTTGACAATCTAGGCAATCCAGGAGACGGATCGACGCCATGGAGCGATGAGTTACGCTGCGAGAAGTTACTGCCTATTCTGGAAGCAGAAATAACCCGGCGCAGCGAATTGGTCAATCTGGAAGCAAGCAGGACTGCAACTCTGTGAGGACTGAGCAAACAACCTGTGATTGCTGCGGAGTCATCAAGGGGGAAGTAAATCATTGGTATCTATATCGTACAAGCATGAACTCTTTCACTCTGCGTCCATGGAATGAAAACTTTACGACCGACGAAATGGGCCATGTTTGTGGACAGCAGTGTGGGCATAAGTTATTGGATGAATTCTTCCAGAAAGTAAATGGGCAATGAGTAACTTCACTGAAGACGACATAAAACGCACTGGCCTACCTGCCGATGTATTCGTACTGCTGCACGATCTCTGCTACCACGTAAACAATAACCTACGTGGGAATATGGATGAATTAGCTGTGCGTAACTACGTGCGCAGGGCTCAGCAAGTACTCAAGGCGCAAGATATCCCGGTTTCATCTGGAGTAATTGCTCTAGTAAGGCTAATAAAAGCTATCGAGGAAATGAAGCCTTTCGTTTCGAGCGATAAACATATTCCATGGAACAACGTACTTCATTGGGCTGATAAATTATCAGGAAAGTCTTGCAGTAAGACTTAAGTTAACGATATGAAAAAGATAGTGCAAACAATATTCGGATATCCCTCGGGAAACTGTTTCAATGCTGCTGTAGCTTCAGTCTTGGAGCTCGATTTTATTCCAGACATTAACCCTGCCTTGCCTGCCGAGCAGTGGGAGAGTGAATGGTGTTTATTTTTTGATGGCCTTAATCTCAAATGGGAAAGCAGAACGGTAGAGCCAGAAGGCAACAATTGGGATATATACTTTCGCGGTTATAGCATAGCTCATGTGGAAGTACGGCCAGGAATTCTCCATGCTATCGTTTGCCTAAATGCTGTTCCTGTGCATGATGTTGGCGGATGTTTCCAAATGCTGCCGATAGACGAGCAAAGAAAATATAGATGCCTGTCATGGAGTTGGTTTGATAAACTGAAAGAAGGGGAGCGCAATAGTTTTCAAGGGTGCGCTGTAGCTGATTTCATTCCTGCTTGAGTTAACGAAACAATTAAGCTATCATCTGCCTACGTCAAAGTAGAGTAATGGATTCGATAAATGGCAAGCAATACAAAGGCAGTAGTCGAGATCAAAAGAATTAACCTTCCCAGGAAGATGAAGCCACGCGGGAAGCCGGTAAAGTTCGAGAAGGGGAACAAGTACGCGGCCAAGAAAGGTGAAGTACGAAATCCAAAAGGATTGAACCAATGGGGCAATGGAGCGGTGCTAATCAGTGAAGCCACCCGCCAGCATTTACAGCGCAAGGTGCCGAAGGATGTAGCTGAAGCATTAGGTTGCGAAGAGGGTCTAACTTTCGCAGAGGCTCTGTCAGTAAGCGCAAGCCTCCATGCAATCAATGGGAACATAGCGGCGTTCAAAGAGATGCGCGAGATCACGGAAGGCAAGACCCCCGAAACGGTTTACCTGACAGGCGGGAAAGACAAGGACGGGGAAGCATTGCCGATTGCAACCACTACAACGTTGAACATTCAATTCGTGGATGCACCAAAGAAGGAAGCATGACAATAGACTTCGCGAATGCTAAGAGACTAATCAGAGGCGAGACGTACCTCATCAAGCTGCCAGAGATGGAACTGGATTGCCTCAAGACTGTGCATGATGAACTGAGCCAGTTCACTCTGGATGTAGGCTGTAAGTTCTTGGTGATCGTAGGCACTGGAGTAGAAGCAGAGCATATTCCGGAAACGGTGAATTAAATAGCGCGTGTCCTACGCTGACATCCAATTCCCCCGCAAGGCCCAGATACTATTCAGGCCGGCACGTTACAAGGTGCTCTACTCAGGGCGAGGGGCTGCTAAGAGCTGGTCGGTAGCAAGGGCGCTAATCCTCAAGGCACATACCACTCCAAAAGACAAAGACGGACTGCCGTTCCGTATTCTCTGTGCAAGAGAAATTCAGACATCCATCAAGGATTCAGTCCATGCTCTACTTAAGGCCCAGATCATAAAACTTGGACTAGGCAATCACTTCAAGATAACCGATACATCCATTGTGAGCAGAGTTACCGGAGCGGAGTTTATCTTTAAAGGCTTGCGCTCGAACATTGACGAAGTGAAGTCAATGGAAGATGTAGACATATGCTGGGTAGAGGAAGCGCAGAGCGTCAGCAAGAAGTCATGGGACACGCTAGGGCCAACGATCAGGAAGCCAGGAAGCGAAATCTGGATTACATTCAATCCAGATGAAGAAAAGGACGATACCTATCAAAGGTTCGTTAAATACCCACCGCCTAATGCAGCGGTAGTGCAAATGTTCTGGTATGAGAATCCTTGGTTCACGGCAGAGCTTGAAGCGGAACGGCAGACGCTATACCAGAAGGCTTGCGACAACCCAGAATTGTTTATGGCCGATTACAAGCACATATGGGAAGGCGAGTGTAAGCAGTTCTCGGATGCGGTGATATTTAAGGGATACTTCGATATTATTTCTTTCGACTGGAAACAGGTGCTAGCAGAGCGCGGGATGGAGACAGGTAATCAGCGCTGGTATCACGGGAACGATTTCGGGTTTGCCAACGACCCGAACTATCTCGGGAGGTCATTCATCACAGGAGAGGGAACCGAGCAGGAATTATGGGTAGAAAATGAATGCTTCGGATATGGGGTAGAGATAGACAATCTCCCGGATTTGTTTGACGGAAAAGTTCCAAACAAAAAGGGTATTGATACAGCGCGAACGTGGCCGATTAAAGCGGACTGTGCAAGGCCAGAAATAATCAGTTACCTTGCACGATTTGGATTCAATATCTCAGCAGCAGAGAAGTGGTCAGGGAGTATCGAGGACGGCATAGCTCATCTGAAGATGTTTAAAAAGATTCACATTCACAAAGAGAACTGCCCGTTAGCCCAGGATGAAGCAAGTCACTATTCGTACAAAGTAGACAAGAACGGGGATATACTGCCAATCATTCTGGACAAGTTTAATAACTTTTGGGATCAACAGCGTTACGCGCTAGATGGCTTCATACAGCGTAGAGGAGTAGATGCAATATGGGCGAAACTTGGACAGTGAAAAGTACTCAGGTTTCATTTGCCGCGATAACTTACAGCGCACTAGATGCTAGCTGCGTATTTCTATTTGCTCCACCGTGTTGGCAAGTAAGGCTATTCCCGCAAGGCTCAAGATGTCACAAATAGAGTTAGGCCAATTATCCCGTATTGCTGTAAAGTAAGAAAGTCTTACGGTCAGACAAAACATGGCGAAGAAGAGCGTATCTAAAAAATCGGTCACTCCAAAAACCAAAGCACTAGATAAGCAAGAGGTTTTTGATTCCTTCCGCAATTTCGCCGCTGGAATAGGTTACGGCACAAACAATATCTCAACAGGTGGAACGTACGGGTACAACCCGATTACGCTCTATCGGCCATTGCTTGAGTGGATGCACAGAGGGCAAGGGCTGTGTGGAACGATTGTCGATTGTGTAGCGGATGACATGACGCGGGCCGGAGTAGATATTAAGGGCAAGATGAAGCCCGAAGATATTGAGGCGGTGAACGAAGAAGCGGTAAGGCTTGGAATCTGGAACAACACAAACGACACTATCAAGTGGTCAAGGCTATATGGCGGATGCCTTGGAGTAATCCTGATTGATGGGCAAGACCTGAGTACGCCATTCCGAATTGAGTCAGTGGGCAAAGATCAATTCAAGGGAATATTGCCGCTAGACCGATGGATGGTCACTCCGGACATGGAGTGCACTGTAGATGAGTATGGGCCTGATTTCGGACTGCCAAAGTTCTATGCCGTGATACCTACAGCGCCAGGGCTGATAGGAATGCGAATCCATCACTCACGTTGTATCAGGCTAGGCGGAATCAAGTTGCCGTACTGGCAGGCGATAACGTTACAGTTTTGGGGCGAGAGTATCTATGAAAGAATCTGGGACATCCTACTAGCTCTAAACTCTTCAACGCAAGGCATTGCGCAGCTCATGTACAAGCTGCATTTGAGAACCTACAGCATTGATGGACTCAGGCAATTAGTGTCATCAGGCGGGCCTGCCCTGGCCGGGTTAATGGCGCAAGTTAATTTCATGAAGGTAACGCAGTCTAATGAAGGCATGACGTTACTGGATATGAAAGATAAACTCGAGAACTTCCAGAATAACTCCCTGAGTGGGGCCTCGGACGTGCTCGTGCATTTCATAGAACAAATATCAGGAGCGGTGCAAATTCCGGTTATACGCTTGATGGGGCAGAGCCCAAGAGGACTGAACGCTACAGGAGAAAGCGATCTCCGCACCTACTATGATGAAATAAGCCGTCAGCAAAAGTCTGTCCTTCAGGTTCCGATGACGACTATTTATCGCTGCATAGTGCAGAGCATGGGCATGGTTTGGCCAGAAGGAACTTCGATAGGATTTAGGCCGCTCTGGCTACTTGACGCAACTCAAAAAGCAGATGTAGCCAGCAAGTTGACGGATAATGTAACCAAGCTCACAGAAGCGGGAATCATCTCAAATCAGACGGCGCTGAAGGAAATTAGGCAGTCATCGGAAGAGACAGGATTCGGAACGAACATTACCGATGAAGACATAAACAATGCTGAGCCTGAGCCAGCACCATTGCCACAGGCGGAAGAGGTCGCGGAGATAAAAACGCAAGGTGAAGCCGCAAAGGACAGCCTAGAAAAAGTAATGGCGTTTGGGCTAATGAATGGCTTGAATATTGTAGTCGAAAATGAGGAAGGCGAATATCGCGAAGGGCCAACATGGCGCGCACTGATGCCGGCGGACTACGGGTACATCTTTGGGGCCAAAGGGGCGGATGGGGATTGGCTGGATTGCTATGTAGGGCCGAACATTCAAAGCAAACGAGTGTACGTGATAGATCAAAACAAAGTAGGTTCAAGGGATTTCGATGAGCATAAATGTATGCTCGGGTACGATTCCAGTTTCGCGGCAGTACATGACTACATACGTAGCTTTGACCCGCAAGAGTTAGGGGAGAGAATTTTCCGGGGAGTAGACGAATTGTCCATGGATGAATTCAAGAAGTGGATGGCTACAGGTAACCTGAAAGAACCGCGAATTATTTACGTGGAAGCGTAAAAAGTATCACGGTAAGACAAAATGTTTGCCAATAAATTCTGCTCATTGATTGTCGATTGCCCTGTATGCCCTGCTCTTGCAGGAGAGCAATGCGGAGTAAATCAAGAGGGCGATATTCCGGTACATGTTGAGCGCGCAAGGCAATCCAGGTGGGTGCAGATGTACAAGGAATCAAGCGCAAGTAAATTAAGCAATGTGTTTGATTCGGTCTTTACCGAAGTGCAGTAATCGGTTAAAATGATAACCATGACAAAAGAATATGAAAACCTAGAAAAATTCACTCTGAAAATACTGGACAACTCATCCGTGGAGCATGTCTTTAAGTGTGATAGAAAAAAGTTTTTTACTCTTGAATCAGATGGTGATTTTGCTGTAGTGCAAGCACGGCATTTAGCTAACGGATGGCATCCAGTCGTATACGCTATATTCTTTAGGCCGATATCTTGCAAAATGTATCAAGATATTGAGTAGACAATACAACACCATGAAATCAATCACCATAACCTACGACGAAACCAATTCAAATCTCAACCTTGCCAGCCAGGGATTTACTGATGCTGAGGTATTAGTGATTCTTGAAGAGGCACACGATAAGGTACATGCTACGGTGGTTGATGCGCTGAAGAAAAAGAATACTGGATTACTCACTCCGCACTTAGCCCATCCGTTTGGCAGAGGGTAGACATTGGCTACCGAAGCGCAAGCTTTAATCAAACCGCCTACCGTTCACGATGCAATAGCTACTAAGTATTCTCTCCCGCATTATGTGACATTATTTGAAGTACGTGACTCCACTGGATTTGATTCAACGCGATCAGCGGATGCTCTATCGGTTGCGCTGTACGGCACACGCGGACGAGAAATTACGGGATTCGAGATAAAACATTCTCGCTCGGATTGGTTGCGTGAACTCAAGATGCCAGAGAAGGCAGAAGAGATAGGGAAGTTTTGCGATTGGTTTTATCTAGTAACGAATGAAGAATCTATTGCGCGGGCGAACGAAATCCCTACACCTTGGGGATGGATGGTATTGAAGGGCGAGAGGCTCAAGGTAGTCAAGAGGCCAGAGAAGATGAAACCGTTGCCTCTTGATCGTCCAATGCTCTGTTCTTTGCTCTATTCACTGCGCCAGCAATGCAGCAGTGAAATAGAAAAACAAATCCAAACTACAGTCGCGGAGCGGGTAAAATCAGAAGCAAGCGGGTTAGCATGGCAAGCGAAAGAGGGAGAACGCAAGTATCAAGAGTTGCTGAAATCAGTCCGTGAGTTTGAAGATGCAAGCGGATTAAATATCCAAAGCGGATGGGTAAACAAGCAGAAGATAGGTGACGCTGTACGCAGGGTAATGAAAGAAGGCGATTCGGCCAAGGAGTACAGGCGTGAACTTGAATTTGTGCAAGTCAGAGCGAAAACCTTAGCGTCAAACGTTGAGCGCGAATTAGCTCAGTTGGACAAGGAAATCCAGTCGTAAAAATGCTCACCCCCGCTCAACTCCGCAATGCAGTCCGCCAAAGATTCAATCGCTCAAGAATTGCAGAATTGGCTTACGAGAGGCAGTTAGCCCAAGTAGGTAGGCATGTGGGCAACCTAGTCAAAGGAATGGCCCCAGAGGGCGCTATACGCGATGTAGGGGCTATACAGCGCATACTTCAGCAGTATTCCGGCATACTCCAGCCATGGGCCAAGAACGTAGTTGAACGTATGACGGCGGAAGTCTCACAGAGAGACATAAAGGCATGGGCTGAACTTGGAAGGTCGATTGGGCAATCGCTCAAGAAAGAAATACTGACAGCTCCAACGGGCGAAGCATTACGCCATGAAATGCAGGAGCAAATAAAATCCATTACGAGTTTGCCGATTGAGGCCGCGCAGAGATTGAACGAACTGACATTGCGCGGAATTACTGAAGGAACGCGAACACCTGAGATCATGGAGGCAATATTGAACTCAGGTAATGTAAGCGTGAGCAAGGCAAGGATGATTGCGCGAACACAGGTTGCAACTACGGCGAGTAAACTGACGGAAGTGAGAGCTGTGCATATCGGGAGTCCAGGATATTTTTGGAGGACTTCGCTTGATTCGGACGTAAGGCCGTATCATCGCAAGCTTGAAGGTGAGTTCATTCAGTGGAACAATCCTCCAGTGGTTGATGCAAAAGGCCGACGCGCTCACGCTGGCCAGGATTACCAATGTAGGTGTTATCAGGAAGTTGTAGTGCCCGATTAATAATTCATGAAGCCTAAAAGACTAACAATTGCATGGGCTGAAGAGTTACAGATTGAAGCCATGATGTATATGGTTTTAACTGGCAAGGT